ATGACTAACGCAGCGGTAGTTATTGATAATGCAGAATCGTTTTGGGCTGAAGTAGAAAGATTTTTATTCATGGAGGATGTTCAGCCTGGTGCTGAACTACCTGTAGATCTAGAATTTCGGGGATGGCCTAATCTTCATATCAATGTAAAGGGTGAAAAATTCCATTCATCCCTTACAAGTTCGATGATTTACGGGCTCGCTAGCATGCATGAGTCTTTCCAAAGGGCTTATGCACTGGCAAAGTACGGAACGTCTAACCTCCAACGTTTAACTAATGAAGATAAGCAGTCTCTAGACGTGATTTTCCAAATACAGGAAGGTTCGACGGATTCTGAAACTGATTGGTCTTCTACGTTTAATCACTTTCTCGCATTCCTGACTGGAGCATTTGACGGTATGACTGGCGTCCAGAAAATGGCAATTCTCATAACACTTATTGTCGCTTTGACGGCAGGGACTTGCTTTTATCTGCATACCAATAGCCAAGACCATGCTATTGATGTTAATGCCCAAACTCAGACTACCCAAACAGTGGTTGAGGGCATGACACGCTCGTTCGAGTTGGGTGCTGAAGTTAAACGCAGAGGTGAAACTTCTGTTAGCCGTGAAATCGAAGCCCACGGCGAGGAAGGCAAATCTTCGCTGCTTAAATCTGTTGCGCAAGATGCCGAATCTGTGAAACTTGGTAATCAGACATATGATGGTGCATCTCTTCAAGACTATAAAAACCGACAGAGTATTGAAAGAGAGCGAACAGAACGCTTTGATAATTTCTACATCAAGGGCATCTCACGTTCTGGAATGACGAGCACTGAGCTTAATCTAAACGTCATACGAGTTAGCAACGGAGAGAGTTTTACAATTAAAGTTGCTGAGGATATTGCTCGGCCAGATGAACTAAAAGCTCTTGCTGGCGCTATTGTTACCGGCGAAGTTGTTCGCATCAGCTACTTAGAAGTTACAGAGAATGGTCACGTGGCTAGAGGTCAATTCAACTTGATCATATCAAATGACCCTCCAGCTCATGCAGTTAACGTACCTTCATCGAATTGATATAAGTCCAAAGTCGCCCTGTATTTACAGGGCGATTTTTATCCACTCCTTACCGCGATCATCGTGATATCGGGCTGTCTGATTAGGCGATTTATGCCCTAGAAGTTTTTGCGTATCGACACCTTGAGCTTCGTAAAGTCGCTCTGATAAAGACCGCTGTTCATGGAATGTTGCTGGGGTGCCATCTCCCCAGTTAATTTCTGCTTTATCCCGTGCCTTACTGAAATTTGTGGTTATGGTGTTCGACTTCACCTGTGATCCACGTTCAGCCATGGAAGTCGCATGGAAGAAATGAACTAGATAAGGGCTCACCGCATTATCACGGCAGCGCGTAACTACATCTCTTAAACACCAGTTAATCGCATCCAGCTTTAGTGAAAGAGGAATTGCCAGTTTACTTCCGGTTTTCTCCTGAACAACATGGAGATGGTCGTCCCAAATATCATTAAATTTCATGTTAGAGATATCACCCAGACGCTGGGCAGTTACAAGAGCAAGGAGCATCGCATTTCCCATGTATTTATGCTGGGTGTCTGCTATCTCAAATATCTTCTGCCATTCTTCGAGGTTAAGGCGTTGTCTTGTGATTCGTCGGCGCGGTTGCTTGGTAGCAAGAGCAGGGTTATAACCAGGCGGCACCTCTCCATAATGTTGGGCTTCCTTGAAAACATCGATTAAAACAGAGCGGATTACCTGCGCCATTCTTGGCTGACCTTCTGATATATATGTCTCTAGTATTTGGGCAATATCACGAACGTCTACAGTAGAAATCAGTCTCATTCCGCACTTTTCACGAAGTAGTGAAACGGGTTTAGCTTTTTGCTTATGCGTGTTAAGACGTATATCTCCATTTTCAAGTCTTTCATCCTGAATCTTCCAATAACGATCAAGCCATGTATTGGTTGTTATTGCCTTTCCTTTGCTGGTGGCGATCCTGTCGCTGATCGCCAGAATTTGACGAGTTCTCTGTTCTGCCAACCGCGTGTTAGCTTCAGTAGCGATCGCTATAGCTTCTGCCTCATCAGTGCCTAGCGCATGGAACTTACCTGTGATGGGATGTTTATAGCGCCAATAAACTTTATTCACCTTTCTACTGTAGAGAGGGTATAGGTTCGGAACAGAAACATTGTTTTTACGTGGTCGAGCTGCCATCAGCAAGAATCCTCTGAAGTATTGGTGAGTCAGTCTTTCGGATATTCGGCTTGGCCAATTCGCCTACAAGTTCTGCATCTTCCCTTACTCGCCACTTACGACCCTGTTTCATCGCTGGTGGGAAAAATAGATTTTGTTTAGCGTATCGGCGCAGAGTATTCAAAGCTGGTGGACTGCTCCGGTATTTCTCTGCTGCCCATTCCTCAAGCGTGAGCATTTGCTTCATGGCTTAGTCTCCACTTTACCGGCTGCACCCGGTCACTCTTTAAAAAAACAGGTCCCGCAACCGTTGCGGGCCCAGTCACAACAATTACCACATGGGTTTACTTTTTTGGCTGCGGATCCTCCTGCTGAGATGCTGCTACGACGATCGGTTTGATGGTCGATAGCTTAAGTCTGCGAGCTGTCAGCGGCGCGCCACTGCGGCGGCCATCTTCCTTGCGATAGGTTTCACGCTGACCAACGCACCAGGTTGTTGGCGTCTCATGCAACTTTACGGTCTTCTCACCGTCCTTAGTGATGATGGTACCGGTATGGGTTTTGACTTTGCTCATTGGGACGCACCTTGATGAAGTGTTGAAACAACCTCTCCGGCGCTACGACGTACCTCTGCCGCCAGCCGGTCACGCTCGCTCAGTGATTCGCATAGCGCGGCCCGAGTTACATCCAGTCGCGTAGCCATTTCGGTGACCAACTTCGCTGACTCCGGTGGTAGTGATCGGGCAGCCTGGTGTGCTTCAGCCACTAACTGTCTTGTGGTCAGGCGCATTTGCGGATCCCCATCAGCTCGTTGAACCGGGCCATGAACAGACTGTAGGCCTGCACCGGGCGTAGCGGAATGACGGTAAACAGGTCGGTTGGCGGGATACCGACGAGGACGGGCCACACCGTGCCGTCGTCGATGTCCAGGTCGCGGCGTTCTGTACCGAGCATGACCAGATCGGCATATTTAACGGTTGGGTGCTGGAGGGCCGGCAGTCCGAACTTCTCGCGGATCACACCATCCACATACGCTTCGACGCGCCGGTAATCAGGCAGAATACGCTTCAGCGGTGCGGGAATATCTTGGACGTAGGCTTCAGCTGCATCATGCAGCAGCGCTTCGAGTGCGAACTCTGCGGGAACCAGCTGGCTCACCAGCACCGAATGCTGCGCAACGCTGTAGAACTCCGGCAGGTGGCCGGCAAAGCGGCAGATGTGGGAAAGGGCCGTGGCGACATCCTCGATCACGATATCTTCGTGATGAATATCGAGGTAGTTAATATGCTTCCCGGACAGTGTCTGAATATATGACATTACGTGTTCTCCATTAATACGCGCTGCACCGCGCCTGATTTTTGGTTGAGCGAATCCCTCGCCAGCTGGCGATCATTAATTTAATTTCGCTTCACTAAATGCCCCTGATGCGGGGCATTTAAGGCAACGTAATTAAGCGCTGAAAGAACCGATAAAGGTTTCCACCTGGCTGTCTTTGAACTTCCCGACAAGCAGATCACGGAACTCGGTGGCCATATCTTCCTGCTGGGCTTCCAGCTGGACAATGCGTATAACCAGAGTAGGGCGATCGCCGCCGATGATGCTCAGCCGCAGTTTGAATGAACGCTCCGCCAGGCCTTCGAACGGCACGCAGCGAAACTCGAACGCCACCGGCATGATGTCCTGCGTGCGAGCTTCAACGCTTTCCATCAGAGAACGCTTACCGCTGAAATCCTGATCCTCGTAGTCCGCTTTCTGGATGGACTCGATAGTGATTTTGCGGATCGCTGCTGCTGATTTTTTGGCGTCAATAACCTCGCCGTCGGCATCAAAGCCGGTCAGGTTTTCTGCCCAGTCCTCCAGCCATTCAGCCAGTTCTTTCTGGGAGTGACGATCGCCATTGATGGACAGCAGGGAGGCAAACGGGGCGGTCTTTTTCAGCGCCAGCTGCGCGGTGTTGTCTGCATGCCCTGGGCTTTCGATTGTGCCGAGGTTGAAGACCGCTGCAGCGCGCATATCGTCGGCGTTGATAAAGCAACGGCTACCTTCAGCAGCGTACCCAGTTGAATAGCGCGTAAAGTCTTCAATGCTGGCGGTGGCCATCTTGCCGCGGAAGCGGTAGCGCTCCATGCAAAGCGATTCCAGGCTCTCAATGCGGACACCCTGCGGAACGACAGCTGCAGGGCAATCCACACTTTCAAGCTTCTCTTCAATGAAGCGGGAGAGGGTCAGATCGCTAATTTTTTCGATCGCGGTACCGTCTAAAGAGTGGGACATGATTCTTCCTTAAGAAAAAGTGAAAGGTTATTGCTGGGCGCGCAGTTTCGCGTCAGCGTCGCCGGCAAGGGTGAACAACTGGCCCTGATCTTCCTGCAGGATGGTCAGCTTGCCGCCGCGGTTCACATACATTGGGGTTTCGGTGGTGTCCTCTTCGGAAGACTTTCCACGCGGGGTAGGGCGCACATAGGAGAGCTTGTGCTTGATGTTGACGCGCTTCTCTTCGACAGAATTGCTCATGCGGTCAATTTCAAACGTCAGGGTTACTTTCCCTTTCTGGCCGTTGTTCAGCACGCCAAAAGCTACTTCACTAAGTGCGACGGCGATCTTGTTCTCGAACACCCCGCCGTCCAGTTCGCCCAGGAAATCGGGCACTTTAGTTAAACGTTCATTACTCATCGGTTTACCCTCTGAAGGCGGCTGCCACCGCCGGTTAGTTTCTCCACACAACACAGGAGAGCACCTGCGGTTAGGAAGCCGCCCGGATGGATTGGGTTATGAGCCCGTCACCCGGTGATGCTCTCGTGTGTTGCGTAAAAAAATGCGGCATCCTCACGGGTAGAGAAAGATGCCGCCAAAGACAGCAATGCAGCTATTACAGGTCTTAGGTTGTGGTGGCGGCCCTTGCATGCCGCTGTAACGCCGTTTCCCTCCAGTCCGCGTTCTGACTGTTACCCCTGCGCATTACTCATGCCGGGCTTTGATCACCACAACGAGAAAAGCACTGTCTCTAGTTCTGTCGCCGGCCTGTTAGGCAGGCGCCGTCCCCTAAATGCTCTCGCCGTTGTGTTGGTCTATTCATTCCTCCCGGTCCGGCAGCGCTACCTCGCCGGGAAGAATGAAAAGGGCAATTACGTTGCCAGTCGGCTTGTTGGTCTGGGCTGTAGCGTCAGGTGCAGCCGCGCGGGGTTTGCTCACCGCCCCAAGTTTTCCCCGCTATTCTTTAGCGCGAAACCTGAGAGAAACGCCTTCAAGACTGTCGGCTTTCGCCATGTTCGGTGCGAATCATCCCCATCTTCATACGCCTGGGGCGGCTACTGCGTGGGCGTCCTGCCTGTTCGCTGTTGCTTTCAGGTACATTATGTACCGTTAGGGTACATTGTCAAGCACAAAAAAGCCCGCTTACGCAGGCTCAGGTTTAAAAATTAAATTTTGTTAAGGTACCTTCGAGGTTTTCCTGAAAAGATCACCGTACCGATTATGGAGCAGCTGCCGTCTATCTTAACGTAGGGCTCCGGCCAACTTTGATTCAAGGCCTTAAGGTACTTACTGCCGCCATCCTCAATTAACCTCTTGAAGGTGGTCTCTCCTGAATCGTGCATTAAGGCAATAACGTCATCGCCATGACATGCCGGAATTTCGGGATCTACAAAAATCATGTCGCCCGGACGGTACTCATCGATCATAGAGTCACCAATCACGCGCAAGATATACGTCATGGGTCCGCACGGCACAGGGCACGGATAAGTTTCAACACTACTCAAGTCAACCTCGGCAAAGCCAGCTTCCGTCCATGCTCCTGCCTGCACCCAGGATATAACCGGAACCAATGTTATATTTCTATTAGTGTCTGATACGTCAGGACTTTTTGCAACATTAGTGGTTTGGTGTTCCTGATCCAACCAGCCTAACGGCAAATCAAAGCATTTTTCAATATGGCGAGCCATTGCATCGCCAATATTTTTAGACGCGCCATCCCCCATAAACCTGCTGGTTTGGGTAGGTTCTCTGTCGATCATGGTGGCGAAGTAAGTATTTCCGCCGACACCGTCACGCAGTTTTCTGGCGTTTAACCGCCTAATTTCCTGAATCGTTTTCATCCCAGAATTAAACATTGTGTACCTTAAAGGTACAAGTACCTTGTAGGTTCATATTATTCATGTAATATGTACACAGGAGGTACATATCATGAAAGAGTATTGGGACTCTTTATCGAAAGAGCAGCAGTGCGAGTTAGCAGTAAACGTCAAATCAACTCCCGGTTATCTGCGTTTGGTTTTCAACGGCTACAAAAAGGCAGGATTCGCCCTCGCCAAAAAGCTCGAAGAGATCACAGCTGGCGCAATAACTAAATCTGATTTGCGACCGGACATCTACCCGAAACAGTAACCAAGATCGTGAAGAAAAGACACCACAGCATCAAGGAGTTAACCGTGGATAACCAACAACACTGGCAAGTCGAAAAACAGCCCGCATGGCTGGTGGCGGCAATTAAAAAGACCATCTCAAGCCTGCCGGGCGGTTACGCCGAGGCCGCTGAATGGCTGGGCGTGACAGAGGATGCGCTTTTTAACCGCCTGCGTACCGGCGGCGATCAGATTTTCCCAATGGGCTGGGCGATGGTTCTCCAGCAGGCCAGCGGCACCAAGCACATCGCTGATGCGGTATCGCGTCAGTCGAACAGCGTCAACGTTCCGCTGGTGGATGTTGAGGATGTGGATAACGCCGATATCAATCAGCGCCTGATGGAGTCTATTGAGTGGATCGGGAAACACTCGACATACGTTCGCAAGGCTACTGCTGATGGCGTGATTGACCAGGCCGAACGCGAGCAAATCGAAGAGAACAGTTATCAGGTTATGCAGAAGTGGCAGGAACATTTAACGCTGTTGTATCGCGTTTTCTGTGCGCCAGAAAAGAGTGACGCCCGCGAGTGTGCAGCTCCGGGCGCCTTGGCGTGTCGTATCAGTGGAGAAACTAACGCATGAACAGTTTAACGGTAAAGAACCGCTTGCCGCAACTTCGGATGATCCCGGTGCCGGGCCTTCCGCTGTTTCGGTATGAACGCAGAGTAGCAAACCGCTGGGTGGCATGTAACCACAGCCGCGCCACTGCAATCGTGGGTGTGTACTACCGGAGGGCAAAGGCCTTATGCGCGAACTCGACCGATGGTTTAAAGACCGCCGGGGGATCCCCGTTCGTGTCATCCGCTGGGAACCAGAAGCGCAGCGCGTTATCTACCTGCGTTCTGGCTACCCACACGAGTGCTCAAGTCCACTCCAGGTCTTCAAACGCGATTTCAGGGAAATTGAGGTAGGTCCAGATGAGCATGGAATTAATGGTCAGAGCCATGAAAGCAAAAGTGGGTAACCCGCTGCGCAAGCTCGTGCTGATCAAACTAGCCGATAACGCCAGTGATCAGGGCGAATGCTGGCCCTCCGTTCCCTATATCGCAGAGCAGTGCGAGATATCTGAGCGCTCTGTGCAAAACCATATCAAACAGCTGGTTGAGGATGGTCTGGTATCAGTTGAAGTCCGCAAGGCGGCAACAGGTCTGAACCGTACCAACGTTTATAAACTCAACCTTCCCAGTGGTGCAAATGCTGCACCCTCTGGCGCACGTCCTGCACCGGGTGGTGAATCTCCTGCACCAGGTGGTGAATCTGCTGCACCGGTTAGTGGTGCAGGAGCTGCACCCGGAACCAGTCAGTTCTCTGAACCAGTCAATGAACCAGTCAATGAAAACTTATTTGATCTGGCCTGGGCGTTATATCCGAAGCGGGCAGGTGGTAACTCGAAAAGCGCTGCGTTGAAAGCCTGGGATGCCCGTGTTCGCGAAGGCGTTTCACCTCTCGTCATGCTGGAGGGCGTTAAGCGCTATGCCGGGTTTGTTGCTCAAACAGGCAAGACCGGGACCGAGTTCGTGAAACAGGCCAAAACCTTCTTCGGCCCTGACAGGCACTACGAAGACGACTGGATGACTCCAGCAAGTTCCGGCATCAAAGAGGATCCGCTTTTTAAATCCAGCTATGTCGGCACCGACTATTCGCAGGGAGCCAAAGGCTTCCGGGTGGTGAACGGATGAGATGCGCATCTGTTTGTAACGGTATTGCAGCCACACTGCCCACACTGCCAACTGAAGAGCCGTCACCGCGAACTTGGCAACGTCCGTTCCTCAAGTGGGCTGGTGGCAAATACCACCAGTTGCCTGATATCGACCGCCTGATCCCCGCAGGGCAGCGCCTGATTGAGCCGTTTGTTGGTGGTGGCTCGGTGTTCATCAACTCCCGTAAGCACGACTCTTTCCTGCTGGCGGACATCAACGCAGACCTGATCCACCTGTACCAGATGCTGGCTGTGGTACCGGATGTCGTAATTCGTCATGCCCGCCAGTTGTTCAGCACCGGGAACAGCGCCGCAGGGTATGCCGACGTCGCCGATGATTTCAACGGGCAGATGCTGGCCGGGCCGGAACGCGCCGCCGCTTTCCTGTACCTGAACCGGCATTGCTTCAACGGGCTGATCCGTTACAACCTCGCCGGAAAGTTCAACGTTGGCTGGGGCAAATACTCCAGTCCATATTTCCCTGAAAAAGAGATCGAGGCGTTCACTGCGCTGGCGCGCAACTGCGTATTCATGAATGCCGGATTCCGCCGCACGCTTTCTCTGGCTGGCGAGGGCGATGTCGTTTACTGCGATCCACCGTATGAGCCGCTGCCGGGTACCGGCGGGTTCACCAACTATGCGCCTGGCGGTTTTAGCTGGGAAGACCAGATCACCCTGGCGGAATGTTGTGTTGCCGCCCATCAGAGAGGTGCCAGGGTGGTGATCAGCAATTCATCAGCGCCACGCATCATCGAGCTGTACCAGCAGCACGGCTTCAAACTCAACTACGTCCGCGCCCGGCGCGCGATATCCAGTAAATCCAGTACACGCGAAACCGTCAGCGATATCGTAGCGGTTCTTTAGGGGGTAGCAGTGGGCAATAAATCATTAACGGTGCGCCAGCAGGAGGTTTTCGATCTGCTGGTGAAATACCAGAGCGAGCACGGTTATCCGCCGACTATCTCAGAGCTGTCCCGCCTGATGGGCGTGGTGTCGCCGAATGCGGCCGCCCTGCAGTTGCGTGCGTTGCAGCGCAAAGAGGCAATAACGATAGTCCCAGGCGCGCATCGCGGCATAAAAATCAACAGTCAGCCACCGCAGCCGGTTACGGAGGGTAAATGAAACTGGTGCTGCCGTTCCCACCAAGCGTAAACACCTACTGGCGCGCCCCGAATAAGGGGCCGCTGGCCGGTCGCCACCTCATCAGCGCCAAAGGTCGTGCTTACCAGAGCGAGGCATGCGCGGCGATCATTGAGCAGCTTCGCCGACTGCCTAAGCCATCCACATCACCTGCTGCAGTAGAGATCCTCCTCTGCCCACCAGACGTGCGGCGCCGCGATATCGATAACTACAACAAGGCGCTCTTCGACGCGCTGACCCACGCAGGCATCTGGGAGGATGACAGCCAGATTAAGCGAATGCTGGTGGAGTGGGGGCCAGTAACGCAGAAAGGAAAGGTCGAAATCACGATCAGTAAGTACGAACCGGCGGGTGCAGCCGCCTGATAAGTGGAGAAACGCATGAACCAGACAACTATATTCACTCTTTGCGCTACACATCACGCTGTAGCAGCAAGCCAGACGATGACTATGTCCAGCCGGGATATCGCCGCGCTTGTAGGTTCACGTCACCCTGATGTGTGCATTACTATCGAGCGACTGATGGGTAAAGGAGTCATCGAGGGGTATACGGCATTGCCGTACACCCATCCGCAGAACGGCCAGGAGTATCACCACTACCAGGTGAATAAGCGTGACAGCTATGTGATTGTTGCGCAGCTCTGCCCCGAATTTACTGCCCGCCTGGTTGACCGTTGGCAGGAACTGGAGAGCGGCCAACAGATGAGCGTCCCTCAGACCCTACCAGAGGCGCTGCGTCTTGCTGCTGATCTTGCCGAGCAAAAAGAGAGGCTGGCGCTAGAGCTGGCCGCCGCGGCACCAAAAGTCGAATTTGTCGATCGCTACTGTACCGCCAACGGCTCACTTTCATTCCGCCAGGTGGCAAAGCTGCTTAAAGCCAAAGAAACAGAATTCCGCCTTTTCCTGATCGAGAACGACATCATGTACCGGCTCGGCGGTGCGCTGACGCCGCGGCACCAGCATATCGACGCCGGACGTTTTGAAGTTAAAACCGGGACTTCTAACACTTCCAACCACGCCTTCAGTCAGGCGCGCTTCACGGCTAAAGGGGTGAAGTGGATTGGTGGGTTATGGGCAGAGCATATCGCTAAAGGGAATGCTGCGTGAGAGCGTTACTTACCCCTGTCGTCGTGAAGGAGTTCGGGATCGTGGCTTTCCGGCCTGGTCCTGAACTCATGCCGCATTTCCATCGAGGGCGCATTCTGCTGGAGAACGAGCCGGAGCGCCTGGCCAACCTGCCAACCGGTGAACTTCCAGCGGCAGGCCAGCCGCTGGCAGAGGACCCATTGATGGTGCCTGTCTTTGAGCATGCCGATGTTATTCAGCGAGCTGGTGGCCTGTCATGCCTTGAGGCCTGGCTAATGCGTGAATCTGGCTGCCAATACCGCCACAGCGACTATCACCATCACGAAATGGTCACCATGCGGCATGCACCCGGCGCGCTGCGGTTGTGCTGGGCCTGTGATATCCGGGTGCGAGAGCAATTTACTGCCGAACTGTCGGGCATTGCACGAAAGAACCTGGTAGCCTGGGTATTGTCGGTTGTTCGCGCCGGGCTGGGTTTCGATGATGCCCACCCGGTGACTCTTCCAGAACTGTGCTGGTGGCTGACGATCAATAAGCTGCCCCACGTAATCCCGGAAGCGGTGGCACGCAAGGTCATGCGTATCCCGGCTGAGAAATTCCATTCGGTGACGCGTGAGGCTGACATTGTGCCGTCGGTACCGCCCACCAGCATCGTAGAGGAGGCCGTTAAAAAGGTGCTGGCGCTGCATGTAGATCCGGAGACGCCCGAATCCTTCATGCTCAGGCCTAAGCGCCGACGCTGGCAAAATGAGAAGTACACCCGCTGGGTAAAGGCGCAGCAGTGCGCATGTTGCCAGAACCCGGCAGACGACCCCCACCACCTGATCGGCCACGGCATGGGTGGCATGGGCACCAAAGCGCATGATTTGTTCGTGATACCGCTGTGCAGGGCGCATCACGACGAGTTGCACGCTGACGCTGTGGCATTTGAAGCGAAGTACGGCACGCAGCCGGAGCTGCTGTTGAAAACATTAGACCGGGCGCTGGCCATCGGCGCACTGGCGTAGACGGAGTGGAGAACGCTATGAATCTGGACGGAGTTTTAAAGTTTTTTGCACCGAAAGGGATGCACATCTCTGATAGCGTGCGCGCAACCGCGGGCGATCAGTTAACGGTAACCGACATCATGGCGGCGCTGGGCATGACCCAAGCCGACGCCGGGATCGGTCTTGCCATGTATCTGGGGAAGGCTGGCATCAGCCCACAGGATAAAGAAGCCGCTATCAACTGGCTGACAGAATACGCCAAGCAGCACGCACCAATGGCCGTACGTAAAGCAGCTGGCAAAAAATTCCCTCTCTGTATGCGGATCCTCGCCAGATTCGCATTCAAGGATTACGCCTCATCAGCAGCTGACAGTTCAGATTGCCCGAAATGCCGGGGCAAGGGCTTCATAACCAGGACCAGCGTGATTACCAAAAGTCATTACACAATGCGCCTGCCTCAATTTGCTAAGGATCTGGGTCAGTCTCCATCTGATTTTGAAGTCTTCCGCGAGGTAAAGGATGTTGACCACCAGCTGTGCGGCAAGTGCAAAGGAACCGGCCAGATCAGTAAGCGCTGCCAGTGTGGCGGATCTGGTCAAACCCTCGACCGAAAGCAAACTGAGTTGCAGGGTGCGCCGGTTTATAAGGAGTGCAAACGCTGTGAGGGGCGAGGATACAGCAGGCCGAAATCATCAGTGGCGTATCGCGGCGTTCTGGCCGAGCTGGACAGCCTTCCTGATCGCACCTGGCGCTATAGCTGGAAGCCGTTCTATGAAAGCCTGGTGACGAAATGCTTTCAGGAGGAAAGCAACGCAGACACTCAGTTGAAGAAAGTAACAAGAACGCATAATTTGATATAAATCTCACTATTTAGCGTCACGTTGCTTGCAAAGTTGCCGTTTTTGTGTAAATTTGACGTTAACGATGGGCATTGTATGTTCAGCGTTAAGAAGCCCGCCATCGAGCGGGTTTTTTTTAGTGCATCCAAAATAGATAAATTCTATATAGCGGTAATATAATTGTTTGGCCTTTATCTTGGGGATCAAACAAATGCTGATTTTTGAATTAACTAAGCCTGGTAGCAATATCAGCCATGAAGATTTAGAACTGGGCTGGAAGCTTGAAAGACTATTAAGTCACCTGGAAACAGCGTTTTATGACGCTAACATCGCATTAAATTTATTCAATCTCGAAATGCATAATAGGTCTGGTAATGTTGGCCTCGATCATCAACGGTGGCAGGATGATATGCAAAAGCGTCGAGATTTAGAAGTACAAGTCCGCCAGGAGTTGGGCTTGCTGCCTTATGACCGTAGCGAGAAAGTGGCAATTGAAGTTGAGACTCGCTTTAAAAAAGAGAAATGGAGTAATGGAGAAATTCCATCAAGTCATCAGCACCGATTTATTTTTTTGCATGCCAAATCCTTTCTCAATGCTCTCGACACGATAGATAGGTTTTTAAAAGTCATATCTGAAGAAAACGGTGCTCCTCCGGAAATTAAAAGATTACACGCCAGGATTGCCGATGATTTCCCTAACTTAAGAGCTGTGAGAAATTCAGCGCAACATTTAGAAGATAGGGCGCGTGGTCTTGGCGCTGGAAGAGAGCCAAAACCCTTACAACTTCAACCAATTGATAACGGTTTCGTTGTTGCGCCTTCAGGAGCATTGATGCTTAGTAACTTGCATGGGACCAAACTTGGGTACACCATGGCCGATGGTCACTATGGTGAAGTAGATGTTTCAGAGGAATCAATGCTGAAAATCACTACGATAATTCAAGAAGCATTTAACTCTTTCTCTTGGATTGGCCCACCACAACATCTTCCAAGATAATATCAATTGATAAATATCTGAAGGCTGCCTATTGGCGGCCTTTTTTGTTTCCCCTCGTACTGAGAGGACTCATGGCAATAAGAGGGGGCTAAATGTCCGATCCGATTTCCGGCACTGGGCTGACCGGTGGTGCCCTTACGGGTGCCAGTGTCTATGGACTGCTGACCGGGACAGATTACGGTGTGGTGTTTGGCGCGTTTGCAGGGGCTGTATTCTACATCGCCACAGCCGCAGACCTGGGCGCGGCACGCCGAATGGCATATTTTGTTGTGTCTTATATCGCCGGTATTCTCTGTGCCGGCCTGGTGGGTTCGAAGCTGGCTAACTGGACCGGTTACAGCGATAAACCTCTGGACGCCATTGGTGCCGTTATTGTTTCTGCATTAGCCGTCAAAATCCTGACGTTCCTGAACAACCAGGATGTCGGCTCGCTGGTGGCGCTGATAACGCGCCGGGGAGGTTCTGGTGGTACTAAATGACCCGACAGCAACTCTGAACGCTCTGCTTTGCGCAGGGGTGGTGATAACTCTGATGTTTTACCGCCGTGGTGATTCACGTCATCGCCCGTGGATTTCTCGATTAGCCTGGCTGATTACTGTCACGTACAGCGCGGTGCCGTTGGCCTATCTGTGCGGAATCTACCCTCATTCATCGTGGGCCACCATAGGGGTCAACGTCATTTTCCTTTCAGTGCTGGTTGCCGTCAGAGGCAATGTTGCGCGTCTGGTTGATCATCTGAGGCAATAATGAACCAAACACAATTTCAGAAGGCGGCTGGTATCAGCGCCGGGTTAGCTGCGCGCTGGTATCCGCATATCGACGCAGCTATGAAAGAGTTCGGCATTACTGCGCCGCTCGATCAGGCCATGTTCATCGCACAGATAGGCCATGAGTCCGGTGGCTTTACCCGGCTGGTGGAAAACCTGAACTATGCGGCTGAAAGCCTGGTACCAACGTTCGGTAGTCACCGCATCACAGCACAGCAGGCCGCCGCCCTCGGCAGAACGGCAACGCAGCCGGCCAACCAGAAAGCGATCGCCAATCTGGTTTATGGCGGAGAGTGGGGCAAAAAGAACCTAGGCAATCAGGTGGCTGGTGATGGCTGGAAATACCGGGGCCGCGGTCTGAAGCAGATCACAGGCCTGAGCAACTACCGTAACTGCGGGCAGGTGATGAAGCTGGATCTGGTAACCCATCCGGAGCTGCTGGAGCAGGATGTCTATGCCGCGCGATCAGCAGCATGGTTTTACGTGTCCCACGGCTGCCTTCTTTATTCGGGAGATGTAGAGCGCGTCACGCTGATCATCAATGGCGGACGTAACGGCCTGGATAAACGGCGCACTCTGTTCAACCTGGCGAAGTCCGTTCTGTTGTGAGGTCAAGATGGGTATCGAAGTGATTATTGGGCTGGCTGCAGCGGTGATCGCTGCTATCGCTGGCGCATTTGGATTAGGCCATTCACGCGGCACCAGCAAAGCGGAAGCAAAAGCTGATCAGCAGCGCACCGAAGATAACGCCGCGGCAACGGTCGCAGCAGCAGAACGCCGGGTAGAAGCAACGAAAGAGGCCAGCAATGTACAGCAGACTGTTAACCATATGCCTGGCGATGATGTTGATCGCGAGCTGCGTGACTCGTGGCAGCGCCCCGGTGGTAGTTGATACCGCCTGTGACTGGGTAAAGCCAATCTACCTGACCGATCATGATATTGATGTGCTGGATATGCAGACGAAGAAAGACATCCTGGCGCATAACAAAGCGTGGCAGGCGAACTGCAAACAACCAACCGATAGCAGTTTATTAACAAGGTGATTAAGTGCTAAGGTGTGGTCAGTTGTGATTAAAAAGTAGCCAGCCGTGTTATGATAGACCTCACTCTTAGAGAGGTTAAAAATTATGTCATTCTTCGATTACGCACTTAAACGCGTTGAAGCGGCGACCAAAACAACAGTGTCTTGTCCGATATGCGGCCATAACTCGAACCACCCCTCCACAAAAGTACGGCAAGAGCTGCCGTTGCTCTGCCCTAAATGCAAATCACTGTTTGTCATTCACAGATAACATGCTGACCTGCTGAATATAACCGCCTCCGGGCGGTTTTTTATTGCCATCAACGTGAGCAAAACTAACGTGGTGGGATGCCATGTGAAGGAATTTGCTAGCGAATCCTATGAGCATGCAGCATCTGCATTATCGGTAGTCTATAATTTATATACAGTTACGGTTAAGGACCGTTCATCAACCATTGTCACCTTGCTGGAGAATCTGAATGGTAAATGAACCAGAAGAGGTAAAAATGAAAGTTGAAGCTCTGACGCAAAAGGCAGAAGAAGATATTGCCGCGCTGATAGCAAAAAAAATCTCAGAACTACAAAAGAAAACCGGAAAAGAAGTTTCTGAAATTCAGTTTGTTGCTCGCGAAACAATGACAGGTCTTGAAGGTTATGACGTAAAAATTAAACTTCTTTAATCTCATCTTCTTAAGACAAGGTCGCAATAGCGGCCTTTTTTATTGCCATCACCATGGGCAGACCCATCGTAATGGCTATAGCGGATAAATCGCAAATATCCCCTATAGTGAGTAAAGTACAGCCTCACTCACACGGGGCTTTTTTATTGGAGCCAACAATATGCCAGCAGCTATCCCGCGCGCCTGCCGTAAACGCGGGTGCTCCGGCACCACCACAGACCGTTCCGGCTACTGCGATGCGCACCGTAACGAAGGGTGGCAGCAGCACCAGCGAGGCCTGAGCCGCCATCAGCGTGGCTACGGCAGTAAGTGGGATATCATCCGCGCCCGCATCCTTAAGCGTGATCGACACATCTGCCAGCAGTGCCTGCGCAACAGCAGACCACGCCCAGCGGAAACGGTCGACCACGTTATCCCGAAAGCTCACGGCGGCACAGACGACGACAGCAATCTTGAATCGCTGTGCTGGCCATGCCATAAGCGCAAGACCGCAACGGAGAGAGCCCGATGAGCTATACACGCTGCACCTACTGCGGCTCGACGCTGCACACCGTAGCGAACTGCCCAAAGACATGGGGAGGCTCAGCCCGCCGTGCGAACCTGCGCTGCGGTTACTGCGGCCAGTCAGGCCATAACTCCAGCGCCTGCCCGCACAATGCGAGCAGCGCGCGGCGCCGTAACCTCAGTGATGACTTCCATCTCGACTGATGAAACGCAAAATGATTTCAAATGCAATCATTTGAGGTGAATGATATCTATTCTCACTACTAGGGGAGGGCGGGTCAAAAGTTCAGGCCCCTGCCTGCTAAGGACCGCCGCCTAACCTTTTTTCACACCGCCGCAGGTTAGAAAACTTTTTTATGGGGATCCCCACCATCGATTAATAGGAGTTTTCGATTATGCCAGGACCACCGAAAACCCCGACACATCTGGCTTTGGTGAAGGGGAACCCATCAAAACGAGCTGTCAACAAAGACGAGCCAAAACCCGCTTCTGGGGTACCCCCAGTTCCGAAGCATTTCGACAAGATGGGGAAGTACTGGTTTAAGCGAATTGGCGAAGAGCTTGATGCTGTCGGGGTGATGACCACCCTGGACGGTAAAGCACTTGAACTGCTGATCGAGGCTTACACAGAGTACCGGTATCACTGCGAGACGTTAGAGCGGGAAGGTTACACCTACGCCGTCTACAGCGAGGATGAGCCGGACGAAGGGAAAGAGCGGGAAATCAGGATGATTAAGCCGCACCCGGCGGCAGTGATGAAAGCCGATGCGTGGAAGCGCATCAGGGCAATGCTCGCTGAATTCGGCATGACCCCGGCCAGCCGGTCCAAGGTTGGCGCTAAAGGCCCGGCTGAGGCCGATCCACTGGATGAATTTCTTAAAAAGCGCAAATGATGAATGGCAACGGTTTCGGAAGGTATTCAGTACGCCGAGCGCGTGCTGTCTGGCGAGATTGTTGCTGGCGAACTGGTGCGCCTGGCGTGCCAGAGATTTCTTAATGATTTAGAGCATGGGCCTGGGCGCGGCATCTACTTCAGTGAGGAACGCGCCCAGCACATCCTCGATTTTTATAATTTCGTCCCACACGTTAAAGGGGCGCTGGCAGGCAAGCCGATCACGCTGATGGCCTGGCACGTTTTTATCCTAATCAACATTTTTGGTTTCGTCGTTCCGCTGATTGATGAGATGACAGGCCTGGCTGTGATCGATGATGACGGTGACACGGTCATGGTACGCCGCTTCCGTACGGCTTATGACGAGGTGGCGCGTAAAAACGCCAAATCCACACTTTCGTCTGGCATTGGGTTGTACATGACCGGTGCCGACGGCGAGGGAGGCGCTGAGGTTTACTCAGCCGCCACGACCCGCGACCAGGCGCGGATTGTTTTTGATGATGCCAAGAACATGATCAAGAAAGCCCCCCGCACGCTGGGCCGTCTTTTTGGTCACGTTAAGCTCAACATTCACCAGGAGCGTTCGGCCTCTAAGTTTGAACCGCTCTCCAGCGATGCGAATAACCTCGACGGCCTGAATATACATTGCGGCATTGTCGACGAGCTGCACGCTCACCGTACCCGTGATGTCTGGGACGTTCTGGAAACAGCTACCGGTGCGCGCCTTCAGTCCCTGCTTTTCGCAATAACGACGGCGGGCACCAATAAAGAGGGCATCTGTTACGAGCAGCGGGATTACGCCATCAAGGTGCTGCGCGGCGTGGTGGAGGATGATACCTATTTTGCCCTGATTTATACCCTCGACGAAGGCGACGATCCCTTTGACGAGTCCAACTGGCCGAAAGCTAACCCCGGCCTCGGTATCTGTAAGCGCTGGGACGACATGCGCCGCCTTGCCAAAAAGGCAAAGGAGCAGGTCGCGGCGCGGCCGAACTTCTTTACCAAGCACCTGAACATCTGGGTAACTGCCGAGAGCGCCTGGATGGACATGGACCGCTGGGCAAAAATGCCGGGTATTGCTTCAGAAGCTGAGCGTAAGGCGTGGCCACTGTGGGTGGGGGTCGACCTCGCCAACAAAATCGATATTTGTGCAGCGGTGAAAGCCTGGCGCGATCCTGCAGGTGAAACTCATATGCAGCCACGTTTCTGGATCCCGGAAGGGCGACTGGAAACAGCGCCAGCCCATATTGCAGAGCTTTACAGGAAGTGGGCCGACGCCGGATATCTTGAGCTGACTGACGGGGACGTTATCGATCACGGCATGATTAAAGCCGACATTGTGGAGTGGGTGAAGGGCGAGAATATCAAGGAGATTGCTTTCGATCCCTGGAGCGCCGTGCAGTTCAGCCTGTCACTTGCGGAGGAAGGCTTGCCGCTGGTGGAAGTCGCACAGACGGTCAAAAACCTTTCTGAATCCATGAAATCAGTGCAGGCGGAGATTTACGGCAACAAGTTCCACCATGACGACAACCCCGTAATGCGGTGGATGATGTCAAATGTCACGGTTAAGCCCGACAAAAACGACAACATCTTCCCGAACAAGTCCACACCTGAAAACAAAATTGATGGACCGGTTGCACTGTTTACGGCTAAAAGCCGGATGCTGGTCAATGGTGGTAATGATGCTCAGGATCTGAGCGGCTTCTTTGAAAATCCAATCATGGTAGGTTTCTGATGAAGAAAAGTAAGCAGCCGGGCAAGGTAAAAAGTGCCCTGCTCAACTGGCTGGGCGTGCCCATCAGCCTGACTACCGGAACGTTCTGGCAGGAGTGGTACGGCACGAGCAGCAGCGGCAAGGTCGTCACGGCAGATCGGGCGATCCAGCTTTCGGCAGTCTGGGCCTGCGTCCGGCTTCTGAGCGAGTCGGTGTCCACGCTGCCGGTTAAGATTTACACCCGACAGGCTGATGGCTCGCGCAAGCTGGCGCAGAACCATCCGGTTTATCAGGTGCTTTGTCGCCGTCCCAATCTGGAAATGACGCCGTCCCGGTTCATGCTCATGGTGGTGGCCAGCATCTGCCTGCGCGGAAATGCCTTTGTCGAGAAGCTGTTTATCGGCAGCAAGCTGGTGTCGCTGGTGCCACTGCTGCCCCAGAACATGGTGGTGAAGCGGCTTGATACCGGGCGGCTGGAATACACGTACACCGAAGACGGCAGGCAGCGCGTTATTCCCGAAAAGAACCTGATGCACATCCGTGGGTTCGGCCTCGATGGTGTCTGCGGCATGATGCCAATGATGACGGGTCGTGACGTGATCGGCGCGGCGATGGCCGTCGAAGAGTCAGCTGCAAAGATTTTCGAAAATGGCCTGCAAAGCTCGGGCTTTCTTTCAGCTGACCAGGCGCTTGATAAGGATCAAAGAGAGCGACTTCGGGGCTATATGCAGGCTTTTACCGGGTCTAAAAACGCCGGAAAAATTATGGTTCTTGAGGGCGGGCTGAAATATCAGAACGTCACCATGAACCCGGAAGCGGCGCAGATGCTTGAGTCCCGCTCTTTCAGTATTGAGGAAATCTGCCGCTGGTTCCGCGTGCCGCCGTTTATGGTCGGCCACACCTCGAAGCAAAGCAGCTGGGCGTCGAGCCTGGAGGGGATGAACCTTCAGTTCCTGACCCACACGCTGCGCCCGCTGCTGGTGAATATTGAGCAGGAGATTTCCCGCTGTCTGCTGAATGGTGAAGAGGACCTCTTTGCCGAGTTCTCGGTAGAAGGCCTGCTGCGCGCCGACAGTGCTGGCCGGGCGGCGTACTACACCAGCGCGCTGCAGAACGGCTGGATGTCCCGTAACGACGTGCGCCGACTGGAGAATATGCCACCTATCGAGGGGGGCGATCTTTATACGGTGCAGCTCAACCTGACGCCGCTTGAAGACCTGAAGCAAAACAGCCAGGCAGCACAGGCCTTCGCGCTGCGACAGGTTCATAACCACGTTTTCCCCGACATCCCCTTCGAACAGTCCCCGCTGAAACAAGCGGCTTAGGAGCATCCATGACAATTAAAAGCCTTCCGGCTGCGCCGGAGGGGCGACCTTTTGCGCGCGAAAAACCTGATCTGCCAGCTGCGGCAATGGAGCGCTGGAACGGTGGTATCCGCGCCGCCCGGGACGGTGACAACAGCATTTCTATCTTCGACGTGATCGGCGCGGACTACTGGGGAGAGGGAGTGACGGCCAGCCGCATTGCGGGTGCGCTGCGCTCGCTCGGCGGTGCTGACGTGACGGTTAACATCAACAGCCCGGGCGGCGACATGTTCGAAGGCCTGGCCATATACAACCTGCTGCGTGAGTACGACGGCAAAGTCACTGTGAAGGTTTTGGGTCTGGCGGCGTCCGCCGCGTCGGTTATCGCGATGGCCGGTGATGATGTACAGATCGGACGCGGCGCCTTCCTGATGATCCACAACTGCTGGGTCTATGCGATGGGTAACCGTCACGATCTGGCGCAGATCGCCGCTGACATGGAGCCGTTTGATAAAGCGATGAGCGATATCTACCAGGCACGAAGCGGTCTTGATGCCGCCACCGTCGAAAAGATGATGGACGGCGAAACCTATATTGGCGGCAGTGACGCGGTGGAGAAGGGCTTTGCTGACAGCCTCCTCTCCGCTGATGAAATTGCTGACGACGACGACAGCCCGGCAGCTGCGCTGCGCAAGCTTGATGCCCTGCTGGCCAAAACCAATACGCCGCGATCGGAGCGTCGAAAACTCCTCAAAGCCTTATCCGGCAGCAAGCCAGGCGCTGCTGCCTCCCCTGAAGGTACGCCGAGCGCTACCACCATCGAAAACGAAACTATTGACCGACTGGAAGCCGCACTCAGCGGCCTGAAAGCGGCTGCCCAGTAAAACGGAGATGTTATGTCTGATGTAAATGAAATCCTGAAAAAAGTTAGCGCTAGCATTGAAGATGCGACCAGCAAATTCAATGCTAAGGCAGAAGAAGCCCTGAAAGAAGCAAAGAAAAACGGCGAGTTGTCAGCGGCAACCAAAGATACCGTCGACAAAATGGCAGTGGAATTTAATGCTCTTAAAGATGCTGAGAAAACGCTTAAGGCGGCGCTCGGCGAACTTGAGCAGCAGGTTGCTCAGATGCCGCTGGCGAATGCTGCAAAGGTGATCGAGTCCGTTGGCCAGACCGTTATCAGCAGTGAAGCGCTGAAAGCGTTCGCGGCAAGCGTTGAAGGCGGGAAGCGCGTCAGCGTTCCGGTGAATGCTGCGCTGATCTCCACTGACGTGGCAACCGGTGTGGTTGAGCCTCAGCGCCTGCCGGGTATTGATACCGCGCCGAAGCAGCGTCTCTTCATCCGGGATCTGATTGCCCCGGGCCGCACCTCTGCACCGGCTATCTTCTGGGTGCAGCAGACTGGCTTTACCAATGCGGCGAAGGTTGTGCCTGAAGGCACAGCTAAGCCATACAGCGACATCCAGTTCGCCACGCAGATCACCCCGGTGACTACCATCGCGCATATGTTCAAAGCGTCCAAGCAGATCCTGGATGATTTTGCACAGCTGCAGTCCACCATCGATGCCGAGATGCGTTACGGCCTGAAATATGTGGAAGAGCAGGAAATTCTCTTTGGCGACGGTACCGGCGCGCACCTGAAAGGCATCGTGCCGCAGGCTTCTGCATACGACGCTGCCTTTACGGTTGAGCAGCAGAACGGTATTGATGATCTCCGTCTCGCGATGCTTCAGGCGCAGCTGGCGCGCTTCCCGGCTTCCGGCCACGTCCTGCACTTCATTGACTGGGCGAAGATTGAGCTCACCAAAGACACGCTGGGTCGCTACATTCTGGCGAACCCGGCGGCGCTGACCGGTCCTACCCTGTGGGGCCTGCCGGTTGTGGCCACTGAGGCCGCAGCATTCCAGGGCAAATTCCTGACCGGTGCATTCAACGCCGCGGCCCAGCTGTTCGACCGTGAAGATGCCAACGTGGTGATCTCCACTGAGAACGCCGACGACTTCGAGAAAAACATGATCTCGATTCGTTGCGAAGAGCGTCTGGCGCTGGCGGTGAAACGCCCGGAAGCATTCATCTACGGAGCCTTCACTGCGCCTGCTGCAGGTGGCGGTGCGTAATCCTTAACGGCGGCCTGCGGGCCGCTTTTCTTTTCCTTTAAGGAGACAGCCATGAAGCTGATCGCTATCAAGCCCATTTACTTTGAAGGTAACGTGCTTACCGAAGGCACCGAGTTCGAGACGCTGGAGCAGCATGGTCGCGAGCTTGTGGCACGCGGTTATGCCTCAGAGCCCGGTGCCAAAAAAACGGAACCGGATAAAGACCCCGATCCAAAAGGAAAAGGCAAAGGTAAGTAAGGGGCGCGCATGCTGACTAAAGAGCAGGTGAAGCAACACTGCAATATCGAACAGGATTTCACGGAAGACGACGCCTGGATCGATACGGGCATAAAAGCCGCGGAACGTTACGTTGAAAATTGGACCCGCCGTCGGCTTTATGAAAAGGCGGATGATCCGCTTTATATGGCCGATCCAGACGCGCTGCTTTATGGCGAGGATGTCGAAATGGCTATGTTGATGCTGATTGCCCACTGGTACACCAACCGTGAAACGGTCAGCACCGGCAGCACGACATCTGCGCTGGCTTTCTCAACTGAAGCACTCCTTCAACCCTACCGGATTTATGGCCTATGAAAGCGGGACGTCTGCGGCACAGGGTAACCCTTCAGAAACCGGCAGCCGGGCGATTACCGTCCGGACAGCCTGCAACCGGCTGGGTGGATGTTGCTTCGGTTCGGGCAGAAGTCGCGGATGTATCGGGTCGGGAGATGATGGACGGCGGCGCAGAGTTGAGCAGCACCACAACCCGGATCTGGATGCGTCGTTATCCAGGCATTCCCGTAACCACGGGATGGCGAGCCGTTCATCTGCCGCCTACCGGAGGCGGTGAGATATATGACATCAAGTCGGCTATCTCAGCAGAGAACGGCACCAGGCTGGAATTACTTTGCGAGAAGGGGGTGAAACAGTGATTTCAACGAGTCTTGATTTTTCGGGGCTGGCCGATATCGCGAAGGATCTGGAGACGCTCAGCAGGGCTGAAAATAATAAGGTTCTGCGTGATGCCACGCGTGCTGGTGCAGAAGTTCTGCGACAGGAGGTAGAAGATCGTGCGCCCGTCCTTACCGGGAAACTGAAAAAAAACGTGGTGGTGGTGACCCAGAAGGGTCGCCGTCGCGGCGAAATCGCATCCGGCGTGCATATCCGGGGCGTTAACCCTGACACCGGCAACAGCGACAACAAAATGAAGGCCAGCAATCCTCGCAACGCTTTTTACTGGCGCTTCGTTGAACTCGGTACATCGAATATGCCTGCGCACCCCTTCATTCGCCCGGCATTCGATACCCGGCAGGAAGAGGCTACGCAGGCAGCGCTGGCCCGCATGAATCAGGCCATTGATGAGGTGCTGGCGAAATGACAGAGGCTGACATTTATCAGCGGCTCAGTGCGCTGGCAGGCGGAAATGTTTTTCCGTACGTTACGCCGCAGGGTACCACGGCGCCGTGGGTGATTTATCTGCTCCCGGGGTCAGTCAGCGAGGATGTTTTCTGCGGTCCGGCAGAAACAGCAAGCACGGTTCAGGTTGATGCCTGGGCCTCGTCGATTGATGATGCCCGGGCGCTACGTGATCAGGTTAAAGCGGCTCTGTCCGATCTGCATCCTGTCGGACTAAACGAGATTAACGGCTACGAGCCGGATACCGGACTTTACCGGGCCACGCTTGAAGTTCAGATCTGGCAATAAAGCCACCCTTCATATTAACTCTGCCGCCTGCGGGCGGCTTTTTTATATCCGGAGATCACTATGTCCTCGTATTATGAAAAATCGCAGCTGACTAAAATCCTTATTTCGTCACTGCCGACGACCAGAGACGCAATGGAAGCCGCTGTCTATCTCGATCTGAGCTGCACTCTCAAAGAAGCTCAGTTCACCGGCGGGCAAAAACAGGATATTGACGTCACCACGCTATGCTCCACTGAGCAGGAGAACGTCAATGGCCTCCCGGCCCCTTCGGAGATATCACTGTCAGGTAACTTTTACCGTAATGCTGCGCAGGATGCGTTGCGTGATGCGTATGACAACGACACGGTTTATGGCTTCCAGATCATCTTCCCGTCTGGCAATGGCTTTAAGTTCCTTGCCGAAGTTCGTCAGCATACCTGGTCTTCCGGTACTAATGGCGTAGTGGCGGCAACGTTCTCCCTGCGTCTGAAAGGGAAGCCGGTACCGATTGACCCGGCCCTTAAACTGACCACTGATTTGCCCGCCGCACAATCTGTAGCGGTTGGGGCACCGATCAGTATGGCGGTCGCCGCCGCTGGCGGTAAACTTCCCTACAGCTATGCCTGGAAGAAAGGTGGTGTCACCATCAGTGGGCAAACATCTGACACATTCAATAAATCCAGCGCTGTTTCGGGTGATGCGGGAGATTACACCTGCGTGGTCACTGATTCTTCTGCCCCGGTTAAGACAATTACATCATCAACTTGTACCCTCACCGTCAATTAATGGAGATGCCGGGTTGGCCCGGCATGCATAACAGATGTCGCAAAATCTGAAAAAATTAGCCATGGCGAAGATGTCAGGCTTTCGTCATAAGACGGTGGCGGTTCCTGAGTGGGAAGGCGTCGAAGTTGTTCTTCGTGAGCCGTCTGGCGAAGCCTGGCTGCGCTGGCAGGAAGTAGTGAAAGTCGGTGCTGACGATGAAAATGTGTCGGTATCTGAAAAGGCCCACCGTAATCTTTGCGCTGACGTGGTTCTCTTCATTGACGTCCTGTGCGACACCGATAAGCAACCGGTATTCAGCGTCGATGAAGAAGAGCAGGTGCGTGAAATTTACGGCCCCGTTCATTCCCGTCTGCTGAAACAGGCGCTGGACCTCATTAATAACGCGGAAGAAGCGCGGGAAAAGTCGCAACCCCCGGCGTAAAGTTCCTGATGTCGCTTGCGCTCCGCATGGGGCGCACGCTTTCAGAGCTTCGGCAGAACATGACGGCGAGCGAGCTTCTGATGTGGATTGAGTTCGACAGGCAAAGTCCGGTTGGCGATATTCGCGGTGACATTCAGGCCGCCCAGATAGTCTCTGCCGTTTATGGTTCTCAGGGGGTCAAAGTGCCGCTGGAAGATGCAATCCTGCGCTGGGGTGATGAGGAACTATCAGCACCTGAAGACCCGTTTGCCGGGCTTGAGGCTGCACTTACTGCCGCGACGCAGTGACAAATCAATCATAAAAGAATAGGATCGATTTTTTATGTAATTTGGTAAATTAAATGAAAAAGTTAGTCCTATTTATATTATTTTCTGGTTTTAGTTGTATATCAAACGCGACTCAAACATTGACCCCATTAGAACCAAGCGAGCTAGAGAGTTATACATCTACGGTTTGCTCTGACCATGCTAACCCTGCTCTTTGTAGTAAAGCGTTTTATAAATTCATGGGATACATAAAAACAAACGATGATTATTTCTATTTCTGTCAGAAACAAAAAGAAATGGGCATGACGGTTAATAAAGAGTCCTGCAATAAGTCGCAAGCACTGAGAGATTTTTTAGACAACCCGGAACGTTAATATAAAACCAAAAAGCCTGCTTAGCAGGTTTTTTTCGCCTGGAGAAAATTGATGGCAACATTACGTGAGTTAATAATCAAAATTTCCGCTAACTCGCAATCATTCCAGACGGAAATTTCCCGCGCTTCACGTATGGGGCAAGACTATTACCGTACCATGCAAAATGGCGGTCGGCAGGCCGCAGCAGCATCGCGTGAAAGCGAAAGAGCATTATCCGATCTTACTGATGGTTTTGCATCGGCAGGAAGGGCTGCTGCTGCCGCCACGGCAGCTTTTGCGACTGGCAAACTTGTGCAGATTGCAGACGAGTGGAATTCTGTAAATGCGCGCCTAAAGCAGGCATCTTCTTCTGCTGATGATTTTGCAGTCTCTCAGCGCCAGTTAATGGAAATCAGCCAGCGAACCGGAACGGCATTTTCCGATAACGCAAACCTTTTTTCACGCGCAGCAGCTTCCATGCGCGAATACGGGTATAGCTCTGATGAAGTCCTGAAAATTACCGAGGCTGTTTCAACCGGCCTCAAACTTTCAGGAGCAAACACCCAGGAAGCAAGTTCTGTTATCACACAATTCAGCCAGGCGCTGGCGCAGGGAGTTCTTCGCGGTGAAGAATTCAACGCCGTTAACGAAGCAGGTGATCGTGTCATCCGTGCACTTGCCGCCGGAATGGGCGTGGCCCGCAAAGACCTGAAGAGCATGGCTGACCAGGGGCAAATTACTATTGATAAGGTTGTTCCTGCATTAATGAGCCAGTTGGGATCATTACAGGGTGAGTTTGCCAGCATGCCGCAAACAGTTTCCGGATCCCTGCAAAAAGTCACCAATTCGTTCATGGCATGGGTTGGAGGTGTCAACCAGGCTACTGGTGCTACCGATGCACTCTCTGGTGGCCTGGACGGAGTTGCCCGGACGCTTGATTCATTTACCTCATCGGCAGTAAGTGGCGCATTGAGTGATGTTGCCGACAATATGGCTACGATAACAACAGTTGCAGGTGCGCTTGTTGGTGTTGGCCTGGCGAAATATCTCAGCGGGGTGGTGACCAGCGCTACGAGCGCAACCGGCGCGCTAATTTCTGCGGCTAAGTCAGAGGTTGCTCTTGCAGTTGCACAGGATAAGGCTGCACAGTCTGCCGTTGCCGCCTCAAGGGTAGAAGTTTATCGAGCCCAGCAAGCTGTGCAAAGGTCGCGTAGCGCAGATGTTCAGGCCGCTCAGCAAGAGAAAATTGCTGCGGCAGAAGCAAAAGTCACTGCAGCCCAGGCCAGGCTGACGACCGCTTTAACCAGCGGTTCTGCCACAGAGAAAGTCAGAGCCAGAACAGCGCTTGAGCGTGCGCAGGCAGGGCTGGTGGCAGCTAAAAACGCCGATGCGCAGGCTATTGCTGAAAGACGCCTGGCTTCTGCCGAGGCCGCCAGAGACCGGAACCTTGCAAACCGTGTAACTACCCAAAGCAATCTCAATAGTGTCACATCTGTTGGTACTCGCCTGATGAGCGGCGCACTTGGTCTCATCGGCGGAGTTCCAGGCTTGGTAATGTTAGGTGCTGGTGCCTGGTATGCGATGTATCAAAACCAGGAGCAGGCCCGTCGCTCTGCCCAGGAGTACGCCAGTCAAATCGACGAAATACGAGAAAAAACTTCTCGCATGTCTTTGTCTGAAACAGACGACAACAGGGGAAGAACTGTTGGTGCTCTGGTAGAGCAAAATCGCCTGGTTGGTGAGCAAGCCAAAAAGGTTGGTGAGCTGAAAATTCAAATCGACGGTTTAAATGCATCTCGCGGAAAGCCCGGCATAACCAGCGAAAACGATGCAAATATCCTGAGAGCCATAGCGATAGTTACGGATCAGCTTGCCGTTGAAGAGGGAAAATTAAATGACATGCGAGATAAGTCTCGCGGCATTCAGCAGACTCTCGAAGAAATAGAGCGCCGCCGTAACGATTTAATACGCGAACAAGCCTGGCGACAGAATGCAGTCTACCAGTCGATGATCATGATGAATGGTCAGCATACTGAATTTAATAAACTTCTGGGGCTGGGTAATCAACTCCTAATGGCCCGTCAGGGGTTGGCTAACGTTCCACTCAGACTTCCTCAGGCCGATCTCGATAAAAAGCAAACCGATGCCCTTGAAAAGAGCCGCCGGGATCTGGAGTTGTCACGACTTAAAGGTGAGGCCAAAGAACGTTTACGGCTGAGTTATGCAGCTGACGATCTGGGATTAACCAGTGACCCTCAATTCCAGACAGGCCGTCAGGAGTTGATTAATAACGGTCTTGCGGAATGGCGAAATAATGAGGCCAATAAACCTAAGGCGAAAGGGGGTAAAACCGAAGGTGAGAAAACAGAGGATGTGTATAAACGCCTCATCACCCAGCAGCAGGAGCAGATCGCGCTTTCCGGTCAAAACACCGAACTCGCCAAAACCAAATATCAGGTAACCCAGGGTGAACTGGTTGTTCTTTCTGAAGCTCAGAAGAAAGAACTTCTTCGAAATTCTGCGGCGCTTGATCATCTTAACGCTGTAGAGCGGCTTAAATCCCTGAATAAGGAACTGCTGGAGCCAGAGGAGGCGCTGCTAAATACCACTCGTGAACGCATTAAACTGCTGCGAGAGGCTGCACCTGCGACTGAAGAATACCGCAAGACAATGGAGCGGATATCAAAAGCATCGGTTCAGGAAGCTCCGAAGTTCGGTGGTATTGATTCATCTGTCGGCGGCGCCAGCGGCGAACTTATTCGTGTGGCTGATGCGCAAAAAGAACTGGAAAAGTGGCATGAAACTCAGCTTGAGATGCAGAAAGAGTTGCTCGACCAGAAGGAGATTAATGAGCAAACCTACGCTGATCGTGTCGCTGAAATTAACAAGACTAATGCTTCGCAATTACAGGATATACAGGCTGGATACACATCTGCCAGCCTTTCCATGTTCTCAGACCTCGCTGGCCAGTCGGCGCAGCTTCTACAGGGAATCGGACAGGAGGGGAGCCTTGCCTATAAGACCCTTTTTATTGCCAGCAAGGCGGCGGCAATGGCGCAGGCCGTGATCAACACCGAACTGGCAGCAACCAAGGCTATGGCGGAAGGCGGCCTGATTATGGGAATCCCGGCGGCCACAGCAATCCGCGCCGTTGGTTACGCGTCAGTGGCTTTGATAGCCGGACAGTCGCTTGCCGGTATGGCTCATGACGGGATTGATCGGGTGCCGGAAACCGGAACGTGGTTACTGCAAAAGGGAGAGCGCGTGGTAACCGCCAGCACCTCAGCCAAGCTCGATGCGACTCTGGAGAGGGTGCAGCAGTCCCGGCAGGCCTCTGCCGGCGGAACTTTCCATATCCAAAATTCATTCACCGGCAAACCAGATGACGCAACACTGATGGCTATCGACCAGCGAAATCGGCAATTAGCAGCTTCGATCCGTAAAGAAATGGCCGCCCAGGTTGTCAAACCAGACGGGGACTTTGGCCGGGCGCTGCAGTCCGTTTACCCGAACCGGAGACGAGGATAATGGCAGATATTGTCTACCCGCATGATTACCTGCCAATGCCGCTGCAGGATGGATATGGCTTCAAACCTGTCAGCCCCCTACAGCGAACCGAAACAACATCCGGCCGCGCCCGACAGCGCCGCAAGTACACGTCAACACCAACCATCGCAACCGTGAACTGGATTTTCACTAAGCACAACCAGGCTCAGCTGTTTGAGGCCTGGTTTCGGGATGCGCTTACGGATGGCGCCGCATGGTTTTTGATGAGACTGCAAACCCCGCTGGGCTGTCAGCAATCCTATAAATGCAGATTCACCGATATATACGAGGGACCGACACTGGTTTCTCCGAAGTACTGGCGTTACAGCGCGCAGCTTGAATTGTGGGAGCGACCATTGTTACCGCCTGGATGGGGTTTATTCCCTGAGCTGGTGGCCGGGGCGGATATTATCGATCTGGCACTGAATAAGGAGTGGCCCGAAGCATGACCAGTGCAGTTCTCAACCGGCTTTATGCATCCGGCGGTGATGAGGTGATTCTGGACACGCTGCAGATCACCGTCGGCGGACAGAGCTACTGGCTGACCCGCGGCTGGGACGACATTACCGTTATCCTGGAAACGGGCAGCAAGGCGACATTCACCGGTTCGGCGATCGATGTGGCGCTACCAGCGAGGAATTCTGACGGTACGCAGGACTTGCGGTTTGCCATCAGTAATATCGATGGCGTGGTGTCGACCGCTATACGCGCCGCGCTGGATAATCTTGCTGACGCATCATTAACGTTCCGCCGGTATGTTTCTACTGACCTGTCTGCACCTGCAGCACCGCCATTTACCCTGACGATAAAGGAAGGTTACTGGACGGCCACAGAAGTGCAGATCACCGCCGGCTATATGAATATCCTCGATACCTCGTGGCCGAGATTTCGCTATACGCTGCCACTGTTCCCCGGATTACGTTACCTGCAGTAGGAAATTATCATGTTCAATCCCGATAAGTACCGTTCTGTCGAGTGGCAGAAGGGCGGCCGCGCTTTCCCCGCGCTCGACTGCTTTGGAATCGTTAACGAAATCCGGCGCGATCTGGCCCTGGCACCATGGCCTGAATTCGCCGGGGTCACCAGGGACGATAACGGCCTTGACCGGGAGGCGCGCGGGCTGATGACCGACCTGCAGCGTTGCGATCCTGTGCCGGGCGCGGGCATTGCCTGCTATTCAGGATCTGTGGTGACGCATGTCGCGATCGTCGTGGAGATTGACGGCGCGCTACATGCAGCCGAGTGCAATCCCCGTACTAACGTGACCTTCCTGCCTCTGTCGCGGTTTGCGCGCCGCTTTGTCCGCGTGGAGTATTACCAATGACGATCCGCATCTACCCCTCCCGGTTACCCGGCGAACCGCTGGAAAAGCACGAACACGAAACGATGATCCTCAGCGCCTGGTTTACGCAGAACGTGAAGGACTGGACGCCGGATCAGCAGCACCCGGTTGCGGTTGAAATCGACGGCGTTCCGGTGCCGCCGGCAGAGTGGGCACTTTGCGCCATTCGTCCTGACAGTGATGTAAGGATGTATCCGGTGCCGTACGGTACCGGCGCAGAAATCGCACTGTGGGTTGCTGTCAGCGTGGCCGTCGCCTCTGCGGCGTACTCGATTTACATGATGAGTACTATGCAGACGGGGGCCGCCAGCCAGCCCGGCAGTGGAGACCAGCTCGATCTCAATCCGGCGAAAGCCAACATGGCAAAGCTCGGTGACCCGATACGGGAAATCTTCGGCCGGTACCGCGTCTGGCCGGACTATGTCACGCAGCCGGTTAGCCGCTTCGTTGGTGAGACCAGCTTCGTTACCAGCATGTTCGTCGCTGTTGGCGTTGGAAATGTTTCTTTGCCTAAATCGGATATCAGAATAGGCAACACACCAATTTCTGCATTCGGTGATGATGTGACTTACACCCTCTATCCCCCCGGCGCGGACGTTTCTTCCGACAGCCGGACAGAGAACTGGTACAACTCCGGCGAAGTTGGCAACACCACATCAGGTACCGCTGGCCTGGATCTGGGCTCGAGCGGACCACAAACTGTCGGTATTAGCGCGGACGCGGTACTGGTCAGTGGCAACACCGTTACGCTCATATCAACGGGTAGCAGCGATGAAGATTCGGACGTACCGGAATCATGGGCTGCAGGCACAATTATTACTATTGAGGCTCCTGCATCTTGGACCGTATCGAACTCCGGAGGCTACAACGTCATTTATGGTGAAATGGACGAGCTGTCCCCGGTGGTGGGCATGCCAGTTAATCTGGGTTTCAACAACGCTGATTATGATCTCTTTATAGCGAGCTATACCCCAGGGATAGCAGCTGTACCCGGTGTTGGCGGCTCAGCCGCCAGCGTTATCGCCAGTGCCGCCCCTTCGATTTACGATTTTTCCACAGCGCCGGTGACGTTCAATATTACATGGCAGGGAACAACATGGCCGGTGTCGCTGCTGACAAATTATGTGACCATGAGCGGACTGGTTTCAACAATAACCTCCCAGCTGACAGGCTCCGGGTTGATCGCGCGGGACAACTCCGGGCGAATCGAAATCGCTGAGTCTTCCAGCCCCTTCTCAGGTAATACGATCACCCACAGCACCCTGCCGCAATCTGCATTTGGGGATGCGCCCGTCAGCACGCCGGGCGTTAAATCCTCTGGCGGCACACCTGAAATTCGCGCCCATATTACACTGGCCTACAGCAGTGCGGCCGGAAAGCCTTTTACAGGGATTCCTGCGGGCACGCAGCGAATCTCGATTGGTTATGCCGATAATAAATACCGCATTACTGACGTTGACAGCCAGACCATTACTGTCGAGCGCGTGTTAATTTCGCAGGTACAGCAGGGAACCCCACCTTCGATAGTTGAGGTGGTGACCGTTGACAGTACATGGCCCGGATTTACTGACCGAACCTTGCTGGATGCCAGCATTACCGGTGTCAATGATGATTACGACTGGGTGGGACCGTTTCTGGTTTGTCCTGATGGTGAAACAACGACCCGGTTTGAAGTGAACCTCAATTTTCAGAACGGGCTGGTTAAGTACAGCGATAAAGGGAACAAGAAGAATAAGACCGTTGAGATCATCATCCAGTATCGGGATGCGACTACTGCTGGTGAATGGACTGAACAGGTGTTGAGCTGGAAGAGGAAAACCGAAAACCAGATAGGGTTTACCCGGGCATTCGCCGTTCCGGCAGGACAGTATGAAATCCGCATGAGGAGAAAGGAGCCGGTAGCCGGCGGCAGCACGCGCGATCAGGTTTTCTGGCAGGCGCTTCGCTCCAGGTTGTCATCGCGCCCGCGTCGTTATCCGGAGATCACAACGATGGCGCTGACTGTCCGAACCGGAAACCGCCTGGCTGCTCAGTCTGATCGGCGCATCAATGTCACACCTACCCGGCTTTACAATGGACATACCTCGCGCACGATAAGTGGCGCGCTGTACCACGTCCTTGAATCCCTCGGCTTTAAGTCGGAACAGATTGACCATCCAACGATTGATGCGCTTGAGCGTAACTACTGGACGCCCCGCGGTGAGACGTTCGACTGGGCAACCGGTGACAGTAAATCAGCACTGGAAGTGCTGAAGATCATCGCCGGGGCGGGGATGGGCTACTTCCTGCTGTCAGATGGTCTGGTGTCTGCCGGGCGTGAAGGGGTGAAAAACTGGACGGGGATGATCACCCCACAGGAAACCACCGAAGAACTGCAGACCGCGTTTAAGGCGCCGAGTCAGGATGATTATGACGGGGTAGATATCACCTATATCAATGGCACGACGTGGGCAGAAGAAACCGTCCAGTGTCGGCTGTCCGGGAACCCGACGCCCGTCAAGGTGGAGGATTACAAACTGGAGGGGGTGGTGGATAGGGATCGCGCATACCGAATCGGCATGCGCCGCCTTCTGGGTTATCGGCTTCAGCGCCTGCAGCATACCACCTCAACCGAAATGGATGCACTCTGCTACCAGTTTATGGACCGCATCATCCTCGCTGATGATATTCCCGGCAACCAGACACTGAGCTGCCTGATCACTGAAATGACCTGGGACAGCACTGCAATCACGCTGACACTCAGCGAGCCGCCGGACTGGAGTTTTCCAAATCCGCGCGTGGTTATCCGCCACCAGGATGGAAGGGCATCGGGTCTGCAGGTTCCAGCGCGAATCGATGATTACACCCTTCGTATTGCGTACAACGCCGAGCTTGCGCCAGAAGAATGGGAGATGGACAGCCCATATGTTGAGCCGCCACGCCTGCTGTTCTGCTCGTCTTCCAGAGTGGGGTATGACGCGCTTGTCGGAGAGATTTCTCCCGGCAGCGACGGTACCAGCAGTGTAACTGCAATCCAGTACCATCCCGGTAAATACCAGTACGATGACGCCACTTACCCTGGCGATGTCGCTTAAAACTCAAAAATCTTCTAACCCGCCCTGGCGGGTTTTTTTATGCCCGGAGCGAGCATGACTAAATACGCAACGATGAATCCGCTGGGGTCGACCAGCCCGTATGATTTATTCGATAACGCGCAAAACTTCGACACCGCTATTAACAGCATTACCGCTGCAATCTGGCAGGACCGGTTTGGAAAGTCGCGTCATACATGGTTTGGGCTGGAAGCTATGGCAAAGGCGGCAATTGCTGCCTTTGGTTACATAACGATGGATTCCTTCCAGGCCGGCGCGACATTGACACTCATTAACCAGGTGCTTCGCGACACCAGTACCGGTGAGTACTATCGCTGGGATGGCGTATTTCCAAAAACAGTTCCTGCTGGCTCGACGCCAGAAAACACTGGCGGTATAGGGGTAGGAAAGTGGATTAGTGTTGGTGATGCTTCACTCAGGACAGAATTGCTGTCTACATCTGGTGCCAGCATTATTGGTTCTTCCTCAGGTAAAACGGTGCAGGAGGAAATTGACGATCAGAAGGCAGCGTATGCAACAATAAAAACCCCTGAGGGGTTCTATAAAGAAACTTTCTCAGACGCTGTAACCTTTAATATTCCATCAGATTACTCAAATCTGCAGGCTGCAGTTGATTCACTGTTCAATCAGACCATCGTTCAGGGTAAAAAAATCATCCTGAATATTGAGTCAGGGTATAAAGAAAAGTTTGGGCTAAAGGTACAAAACGGTGATTTTTCAAAATTCTACATTCAGTCAGTCGATTCTGTAGTAGAGGTTTCAGATGATTTTATCGGAGTAGTCGGCCCGGACGGCGGGGCTACGGTTACATCAGGCACAGTTATAATGGCTTATCACGCCAGGGGGCCGGTGCTGGGCTGTGTCTTTGATGGAAAGCAAATTGCCCGGACGCTTTATTTCGCCCTTGGCGGTTCTTTTGGATGGTCTGACAGGCTGCCAAGCAGCACCGAGGAATCGCCAAGCCCAGTGAAAATTGCAGGAGGGAAAAACTTCAGGCACGCAACGTTCCAGGCTCAGGAAGGCAGCACTATTGTCTGTGAAAATGCTGTTGCCACTGGCTGCTTGCTAAACAGTATTTATTGCGAGAGGAACAGCACCATCCATGCCGAGTTTACGGACGCCTCAGGCAGTACACAGGCTGGCGTGATGGCAACAAGAGGATCGCGCGTTAATGCGGATACAATGAATGTTAGCGGCTGTAAATTTGGGATGTGGGCATCGCGTGGCGCAGTGATTTCTGCTGCGGATTCCAATGCCGATAACTGTTCTGTTTACGGTTTTTATGCTGATATGGCTGCAACGATAAATGCGCATAACTCATCAGCGTTGAATGCCGGAACTAATATTCCATCAGACACAACTGGATTCGTTAACCCCGGTGCCTCATATCACGCTTACCGTGGATCACGCATAAATGCCAGCGCAGGGAAGGCAACTGGCAGTTTTTATGGGATATCCGCCGTTATAGATTCTGACGTTTCGGCGTTTGGGTTGATAGCTAATCAGACAAAAACAATCGGCATTACAGGCCGGTACACATCGAGAATATCAGTTGATAACTGCGTCATTACTGGAAGTATTGGCCGGGGCATTTTGGCGGCTGATGGAGCATCTATATCCGCGAACAGCGGTAATATTCAGGGAGGGTCAACAGTTGTTGGGGCCAGCACAGGTGGTGATGTTGTAGTGTCACTTGGGCAAGTCAAAGGTGGCGCGACAGGATGTTACGCTGAAACAGGCGGCAAAATAACTGCCACTGGCACAACAATTACCGGGAATAGCTCATTTGATATACGCATTAATACAGGAAGTATTATTGCTGCAAATGGCGCAACATATGCGACAACTAACACTCCTGTTAACGCCATAACTTCTTTTGGTGTGATATTTGCATAATGATCAATGGCGCGAAGACGGATGCTTCGCGCCATTGATCGGTTCACCCATTTGTGGTTCACGCACGCATATTCAATACTCTGCGGCTGGAAGGCTCGGCATATCTATCAGCTTTCTGTTCCACGTTACGTTTTCACGAATAACCTTTGCCGGGATTCCAACCGCCAAACAGTTTGGACGTATGGGTTTGGTTACGACTGACCTAGCACCGATAATACATCCACTTCCAATTGTTACCCCTTTTTGAATCGTGACACCCTCTCCGAGCCAGACGTTATCCTCAACTTTGATGCTTTTAGCAGGATTTATTCTATCACCTGTTTCAACATCAATAATTGAATGCCAGTCAGTTGTTGACATAGAAATATCGGATATTAAACAGTTGGCACCAATGCTAATGTCAGCACCTTCTGTGGCGGTAATTTGTACATGCCTATTAATGACGGTATTCTCTGAGAATTCGATAGTCGACTTATTGCCTATAAAATACCTTCCACGAATATGGCTGCCCGGTCCAATTATGAATGTAGCATTCCCGGCCTCAACATTCAGGGCCATATGGTTAAGAATGCACCCATCACCAAACACGATCCGCGAACCAGACCCTTTTCCAAATGTTAAGGTGAAAGCGCCATTGGCGCGAGCGGGCCTGCCCACAACCTCATTTCCAGCAGCAATGAAAGCTGATAGTTGTTTTTCAAATTCTTCATTCATCAAGACACCTTAGCCTTTTCTTATGTTCATTTTAGTAATAGTCATCGCCCAGCATTTTAAAATGTTAATACCAGATCTGCTACTTGATCTACGCCTCCTTTAAAATTACTGTATATAAAAACAGTATAGGAGTGCAGATCATGCCCCGCCGTCACGACATTCACGCCGCATTTGTGGCCGCAATACAGCAAAACCCCAAGGGCTACCGGTGCTTGCGCACAGAGGACTTTATCCGCGAACTGGCAAAGGTCCACTGGCATTTCAGCCGGACAGACGCCAATGAGTGGATAGAGCGCTATCAGCCTGACTTCACCGACAAGACAACTGACGGAACCGATAATCACTACTGGATCTTGCGCAACATGGGGAGGGTTCACTGATGGGATTTCCTTCACCGGCGGGCGACTATGTAGAGCAGCGGTTAACACCGGAGCGTATCTGCGGGATCGGCATCGACAGCCGCATCCTGGAAACCTCATCCGGCTTTGCGGTCATCGAGCCATGCACCAGGCTGGTACAGAATCAGGTTCTGCTGATTTTGTCCGGCGGACGGACTCATTTTGCCCGGGTCATGGGTAGGGCGCTGATTTGTGATGATGGCGAGACAATGGAGGGGTCTGCAGCGGAAGAGGTTGAAGTCATGGGCAGGGTGACTTTCTTCATCAACAGCACAGACGTGGATGAGAGGCCTGTGTAAAAGGAGCTCATAAAAAAAGCCCGCATCAGCGGGCTTCTTATCACTCGGGAGCCGCGGCTCCTTTGCGTATCCTTTTTTGTCCCCTCACCGTCTGGTCGGTGTCCTGCTGAGACTGCTAACTTCCTGTTATTGCTAGTGATGTCCTATCACTGTCCAATCATGATTGGTGGAGCTGGCGGGAGTTGAACCCACCGCTATGCGCCAAGGATATAGTGCAAATCATTGCTTCAAAATTGCCTCAGCCATTGCTCTCAAACGCTCAATTTGATCGTTTAACTCAGAGACAATGTCTTCAGGTTGAAGCTCCTTGTTGGATTGCACGAAGTCTCTTACTTGTATCATTTGGTGTGCGCGGATCTTTAATTCGCTGTAAATGCTCATCTCATCAGAGTCATCTTGAGATTGTTCGCCTGTTTCAAATTCGACAAAAGTGTGTGGCGGATTATGATAGACACGAGAAATTGGAGTTGCCCACCAATCTTCACCGGTTACGACTTCTGCATCGAACGGCACAGTTTTATCAATCTCCACCAGTTTCTGAATGAGAACAGAAGTTTTCAAACTTACCTCCAT